AGATTCGCTAAAATACAAGATGCAAATTTGAATGACTTGTTTTATCAAAAAAGATTAAATGAAAAAGTAATAAAGTTAAGAGATGGGTTAAAACAACTATTAAAAACTAAATAGATTATGAGTGATAAAAGAGAAATAAAGGAATTATTAAGAATGGATAGTTATATTCAATGTGATGAATGTAAAAGAAAGTCTTTTGGTGGGGATTCAATAAATTCATATTGCAATATGAGGCAACCTAATGGCAAGATTTGTAAGGGCAAATTCAGAAGTAAAGATTTATTAACCTAATATAAAAACAATGAGTGAAGCAGAAAAAGAAGTTATTATAAAAATTAATTTAGAGTTGAACGGAGATACTGCAATTAAAATAATGAATTGTTTAAAGGAAAACGAGCCTAAAATATGGCAAGAATTAAGAAGTGAATTAAAACAAATTAAAACAAATAAATGATGAGTTAAACAAATAGGTTATAAACAATAAAAAAGAAGTTATGGAAGGGGTTAAAATTATTTACAAAAACAATAAGCCTTACGGAATAAGGGATATTAATGGGTTTTTATTTTTCTTTAGTAATGTGAGTAAATTTGATAATCAAGAAGAAAGATATAGAAAGGAATTAATGCAACAGTTTGAACTTGCAGATTTTTTAAAGTTGAAATTAGAAGAATTTAACCAAACAAGATAAACAATAAGATTATGAAACATTTAGATAGATTAATAATTTACATTATTTATACGACAATATCTGGAGAAATACTTATTCATAAAGTATTAGATATTGCAAAACACCCTTGTAATATACATTGGAAAATATTATTCCCTTATATTATAATATTTGTAATGCTATTAATTATAACATACAAGAAATATAAAACATTTTCAGATAAAACAGATTAATAAACAAACAAGATGAGTGAATGGACTAAATTAAAACTATCTGCTTTGTTTGGAATATTAACAGCTTTAGGAATATTTGCATTTGTAATTAATTTATTATATTATTTAAAATTAGTATATTTGTAAAAAAAGATATTATGCCAAGTGGTGGAAAAAGAGAAGGTGCAGGGAGACCAAAAGGTTCTCCAAATAAAAGCACACAAGAAATAAGAAACGCTTTTCAGATGTTTGTAGAAAACAATGTAGAGAATTTTGAAGATTGGATTGTGAGAGTTGCAGAAACAAATCCAGCTAAAGCAATAGAATTAGTTACTAACTTAGGGGAGTATATACTTCCTAAATTATCAAGAACAGAAGTTAAAGCTGAAATAACAACAGATGAAATAGATTTAAGCAACTTACCACAAGAAACATTAGATAAACTAATAAATGAGAACGACACTAACGAAACTGAAAGCGGAGAGCTATAAGCGTTCTTTTTATAAATTCAGTTTAGAAGCGTTTAAAGTTTTACATAATGGTCAGCCACTTGTAGAGAATTGGCATATTGAATATATCTGTAATGAACTTCAAAAAGAAGCAGAGAGAATAGTTAAAAGAGAACCAAGAAACAAACATCTTTTAATTAATGTACCACCAAGAACTTTAAAGAGTGAATTAGTTAATGTTTTCTTTAGTGTTTATTTATGGATTTTAGATGACTCTATACAGTTTATCAGCTCATCTTATTCAGCTTCTTTATCAGTTGGACTATCAGTACAAGCAAGACGTTTAATTTTATCTGATTGGTTTCAAACTCACTTTCCACATATACATCTATCAACAGATGAAAAACAAAAGAGTAAGTTTAGCACTCCTAAAGGTGGTTTAAGATATTGTACTTCTACTGGTGGTACTGTAACTGGTATGGGTGGGGATGTAATAGTGATAGACGACCCACAAAACCCACAATTAGCAAGAAGTGATATAGAAAGAGATAACGCAAACAGATTTTTCAATCAAACATTAAGAAGTAGATTAAACGACCCTAAAGTAGGAATGTTTATCGTTATAATGCAAAGACTACACGAAAACGACTTGACTGGAATGTTGTTAAAAGAAGATGCAGATAATTGGCAACATATATGTTTACCAGCAGAACTAACAGAAAATGTAATTCCAAGCCGTTTAACGAAGTTTTATGATGATGGACTACTATTTCCACAAAGACTAAGTAAAAGTGTCTTAGATAGCTTTAAAATAGGTTTGGGAAGCTATGGGTATTCTGGACAGTATATGCAATTACCATCTCCAGCAGACGGTGGAATGATTAAAAGAGATTGGTTTAACATTATAAACGAATTACCAAAAGACAATAACAACCAACCATTAAAAATGACTTGGGATTTCTTTTTAGATACTGCATATACTAATAAAACTTATAATGATGCTACTGCTATGATTGCTGTTTCATATCATAATGAAAAGTTATACATTAAGAAAGTTGAGGCAGTACGTTTAGAGTTTCCAGAGTTAATTAAAAAGATTACAGAATTTACATCTGAAAACGGTTACACTAATTCAAGTAGAATATTTATAGAGCCTAAAGCAAGTGGTAAGTCAATAGTTCAACAATTAAAAAGAAATACTGGTTTAAATGTAATTGAAGATAAACCACCAACACAAGATAAAGTTAGTAGAGTAAATTCAGTAAGTGCAATTATACAGAGTGGCAGAGTAAACTTATTAGACGGTAGATATATTGATAGCTTTTTAAATGAGTGTGCTTCTTTTCCTAATGGCAATCACGATGACCAAGTAGATGTATTAGTAATGGCTATTGATAAATACACAGCAAGAAGAAAAAATATTAAAGCATTTGCAATATAATTTTGTAGTTACATTTTTATTTATTAATATTACAAAAAATATAAGTTATGAAAAAGTACACAGAAGAAGAAGTAATAGAATATTTAAAGAATTAGGTTATAAAATTAAGATAGTAGAATGATTAGCTTAGTAATAGAAAACAAAACTTATAAAATACCAAACGGATATAAAGATATAACACTTGGTAAGTTTAAAGCAGTACAAAGATTTTTAGACTCAGACTATAACAAAGAAATAGTAGAGAAAATAATCGAGGGTAAAGTAAAGAAAGATATTAAAGCCTTAGAGTTTTATATTGACTTTATAAACTATATTACTGGAATACCAACAAAACTATTAAGAAAGTGCCACCCATACGGTAAAGATAGCTTACAAGAGTCTTTTGAAGCATTAAGTTTCTTATTGTTTATGCCTAAGATAGATGAACCTAAACCAGCTTACAGAATTAAAGATTATTACTTTATAGATAAATTAGACTATGCAAACGCTATAATGAAAGATAATGATTTTATAGAGTATATGGAGTCAAGCGTTGTTAATTTAGCTTTTAATGACTTATCAAAAGGAGTAGCAAGATATGAGCAGTTAAACAATTTACTTGCTGTTATGTACAGACCTAAAGTAAAGAAGTATATCTGGTCTAAACCTAAAATAGAAGAATATGACGGAGATACTGCAATGCAAAGAGCTAAAGAGTTTGATGATATAGATATGGAAACAGTTTTTAATTGTCTATTTTTTTTTACTCAGTTGAAAGCAAAATCACTAAAAAATATAAATCTATCTTTAGAAAAGGAACTGGGAAAGGTTCGAAAAGACTAAAAGGATTACATTGGCATATAATGAGGTATGATATTGCTGAAAGTGGTGTTTTTAATAAACAAGGATTAACGCCTTATGATAGTGTTGGATATGAACCTTTACACAATGTATTAAGATACGCTAATACAAGAGCAGAACAAATGTATCAACGTAATGAAGATGCAAAAAATAATAAAAGAAAAAAATAATGGAAGCAAAAGAATTAAGGATAGGGAATTTAATCAAGTATAAAAAGGGACATTTATCAAAAGTTAAATCTTTAGATAGTGATAATAGTTTGATGGTTGAAGGATTTGAAGATAATTATATTAACGGTTATTATGATGTTTGTAATTTTGAACCAATACCACTAACAGAAGAATGGTTAATTAAGTTTGGGTTAAAAGAACATTCTAAATGGATATGGAGAATACCATTAAAAGGCAATATGTTTTTAATCTATGATGTAGGAACTAAAAGCGTTGAAATTGGAATTAATGATAGTAGAACGGGTATTGCTTTTAAATGTGAATATCCTCACCAACTCCAAAACCTTTACTTTGCATTAACAGGAGAAGAACTAACAATAAAAGAATAATATATGAGTATTAAAATACTAATAGGAACTGTTACAGCACAAAATAAAGATTACTGCTGGAAAGATTTTAAAAAACAATTACTTGGATTACAGAAATTAGGACACGATGTTTTAATAGTTGATAACTCAGATACAATAGTTAATAGACCACCGTTTAAGACTATTCATTACACTAAAGGAACTTTGTTGAGGAAAAAGTTCGATTTGATAAACAAACAGCAAAAATCAAAAGACAATTATCTTACAATAGTTACTAAAGACTGTATGAATATTATAAGAGATGAGTTTCTTAAAGGAGATTATACCCATTTATTTATATTAGAGTCTGATGTATTTTTAGATAAGGATTTTAAGTCTTTAGATAGACTAATAGAGCTTAATGCTGATGTTGCTAACTTTACTTATCCGATGAAGTTAACACGTAATAAAGGAGCTTTATCTTTATGTGTTCAATCAACAAACGCTAAAGGAGAAGCAAAGATGATAACACCAGACGAAAGTAAGACATTGTTAAATCAAGGTGTTAAAGTTTTAAATGTAGATGTACATAATGATAAGACGTTAACTCATTGTGGTTATGGTTGTACATTAGTAAAGCGTAGAGTATTAGAGGCTATTGATTTTAAAGCAGTAAGAACTTCTAATGGTGTTACCCCTTTTCCAGATAGTGTATTTCATTATGACGTTAATAAAGGCAATTTTTATAATGTTTTAGATACCGATTATATTCCTTATCATTGCAATATAAACAATGAAACAGAGAACTATATGAAGATAACCCAAATTAGAAACAATACAACAAGGAGACAAAGACGTGAACAAGATAAGATTAATAAGAAAATACAAAAAAGAGGGTAGAGTTTTATTAGTTAGTTCTAACAGATATTATGATTGTTATTTCATTTCTAATAATAAAAGCTATAAGAAGCTACTTGAAGAATTACAGATTAAATTAATAGGCTTAGATGTAGCAGAATGTGAACATCAAGACTTAACTGTACTTTTAGAAACTAAACACGCTAATAAATTAATTGCTGATTTGTTTGAGTTGGCAAATGTAGTAAGATGTAAAATGATTAAGGTATGAAGAAAGTTTGTGTAGTACCAATATTCGGAGATTATGACAATCTAAAAGAGCCTACATTTATTAACGATGATTGGAAGTATATCTGTATATCTGATAAACACCATAAGTCTAATGTATGGAAAACTAAGATATTTAAAAACGATACATTAACTAACAAACAAAAAAGTGGTTATGTATTAACTCAGCTTCATAGACTTTTAGATTATGATGTTGCTATTGTAGTCGGTGGACAAATACAAATCAACACAGACTTAAATAAGTATATCTTTGATGAAGACTTTGTTAGCTTAGACCACCCAAGTAGAAACTGTATTTATAAAGAAGCTCAAGCGTGTATCTTATTAGACAAAGACAATCCAAAGGTTATAGCTAAACAGATGTATAAGTATTTAGAAGAAGGCTATCCAGTTAATAATGGAATGATACAAACTGGCATAACAATTAGAAAAGATAATAATTTAATTCGTACTTTTATGAATAGGTGGTGGTATGAGATACAGACGTATTCACAGAGAGACCAATTAAGCTTTAACTATGTGAAGCATCAAATACCAATATCACATAGAGAGTTAAGTAGTAATTTATTAAATAAAGAATTTAAACTAAATAAACATAATGGGTGAGATAAAAGAGTTATTAATTAAGAATGGTTGGATTGAAACGAATAACATAAAACCAACATTTAAAAAGGACGATGTATTTATAAGGGTTGAGGTGTGGGGCGTAACAGATAAAGGTGGTTGTACAAAAGTAATTGATTTAACTAAATAAACATAAGTAATATGAAAAAAGGAATAATATTTATAATGATTGCAGTAGCTCTTTTTTATGGGTTGACGTATTTAATGACTGAACTATCATTTGATTACTGGTGGCATTTTCCCACATATGTAGTTGGTGGTGTTTTAATGATATTATTTATTGTAATTGGGTGTTATAATATTTTATCAAAATGAAAATAACAATAGTGACAGCAATATGGCAACGTCCCGAAGTTTGGGATATGTTTAAACAAGGTGTAAGACGTTTAAGAAACCAATACAACGATGTTGATGTTCAAGTCTGTGTTAGTGGTTCAGAGGGTGGAGCCTCTCAAAACAGATGTAAAGAAAAGTGGATTCACTATGTTGAAATAGAAAACAATCCTTTAGGTAGAAAGATGAACGCTGCATTAACATTAGCAAAACAAACTAATGCAGATTATTATTTGTTAATGGGTAGTGATGATATTATCTGCAATAACTTATTTGATTTATATTTAGATTATATTGAGCAAGAGATTGACTACATTTATTTAATGGACGGGTACTTCTTTGACACAACAACTAAGCGTTCTTTATATTGGGGTGGTTATGCTGATAAATTAAACTTAGGCAGACCACTTGGAGCAGGTAGAATGTTAAGTAAAAGATTAGTAGAGAAAATGGATTATAAGTGTTGGTATGATGTTAAACTAAGTGGATTATTAGACCAAGCAATGGATGAGAAGTTGGCAGAGATTGATTATACTAAGCAAGAAATATATTGCAGAGATAACGATTGTATGTTGTTAGATATTAAGAGCAGTACTAATATGACAAAGTTTGCTAAATGGAATAATACAGAGTTTATACATACTGATATTATTAAAAATTATTTACCTATATTTGAATTTAATAAAATATATTATGTCAAATAAAACAAAAGTGTATTTAGTAAGTGAAAAAGAGCCTTCATTCAACACAATAATTGAGGCTAAGAAAGGAGTAAAAGGAAAATGGGAAAAGGTTAAAAGAACTTATCAAGGAGATAAACCCGAATACAATTTTCCTAAAGAAGATAACGGATTTACTCATTGGAGGTATTTATTATGAATAATAAAATAAGCCAATTTGCTTTTGTTTCTCCAAACGCTATTATAGGAGATAACAACATCATAGAGGAGGGTGTTGTGATAAAAGATAATGTAGTAATAGGAGATAACAACCATATCTACCCATATACAACAATCGGATTAGCTGGAGAAGTTAGAGGAGATGACAATATAAAAGGCAAAGTAGTAATAGGTAATAACAATGTAATAAGAGAGTTTACAAGTATTCAATCCCCTCAAAGGTATGATTACACTCAAATAGGTAACAACTGCTTTATAATGGATAAAACGCATATTGCACACGATTGTATTGTAGGAGATAATGTTACTATTGCACCAATGGTTACTTTAGGCGGTTGTGTTAATGTTGGCAACTATACTAACTTAGGCATTAACTGTTCTATACATCAGAGGCTAACAATCGGAGAAAGTTGTATGATTGGAATGGGTGCTATAATAGTTAAAGATATACCTAACTATGAAAAGTGGGTTGGAGTACCTGCTAAGTGTATCGGTTGGAATTTACTTGGCTTAAGAAAGCGTTACCCAAATAAAACAGAAGAAGAAATTATAGAACTATGTGTGGTATCTTAGCAGTCATAGGAGATTATAGGTATAAAGAAATACCAAAAGCATTATTAGAACGTGGTAGAGATGATAACGGTATCTATCAAGATAAACACGTTCAGCTAATACAAACACGCTTAGAGATAACTAAGTGTAATATTGAGCTACCATATCAAACAGATAGATATGTATTGTTATTTAATGGAGAAATATACAACTATAAACAGTTTGGAGATAATGAATATGAAGCAATATTAAATGTATATCAATACGGTGGAGAGTTAGACGGTCAATATGCTATTATAGTTTATGATAAACAAACTAAAGAAGTAACAACGCTTACAGATAGTTTTGGCATTCATTGCTTATACAAAGATGATTATAATGGTAGTAGGTTCTACTCATCTAATTTAAGAAGTTTACCAAAGATTGAATTTAAAGAAGCACAACATAGAGGATATGGAAACATTACCAAGCAAAGAGTTTTATAAAGCATTTCTAAACGCTATAATTAAGAGAATGACTGATAATATAGTCGTTCCAGTTAGTGGTGGTTTAGACTCAACACTAATAGTTAAGGCTTTATATGATTTAGGATTAGAAAACGATGTTCAATATGTTACAATGTATGGTAATGAGTATGCAGATAAGGTAGCAGAAACTTATAGTATCAAGTTAGATGTATTTACTCCAGACTATAAAGAAGAAGATTTAGTTAAAATGGTTGAGATATTAGAAGAACCTTTTTATTCTCCAAGCGTAAACTATTACTTATATGAAAAAATACATAGCATTGGTGGTCGAGTTTCTCTTAGTGGTTTGGGTGCTGATGAGCTTTTTGGTGGTTATGATTATTATAACACAAATAAATACCCTCGAGGTTTGTTTAAAGAAGTTGTGGCGATTTCTAACAAAGAAAAGAAAGCGCAAGATTTACACTTTCTAACTAATCATCATTTAAGAGAGAATGAGAAGTTAGGGTTATATTGGCAAGTAGAAGGACGTTATCCTTTCTTAGATAAAGTAGTAAGTAAGACTGATGACAATGGTAAGAGTTTAATAAAGGATATATTACTTAGAGATTTTAGTGATGACTTTGTTAATAGACAAAAAGAGGGTTTCAGAATAGATGATAATAAAGATAGAGAACATCAAAAACAGCATTATATGAAACAATTAAATATTTGGAAGCAGATATTTATGAAATAAAGTACTTAATATCGTTGAGTTTACAATATAAAGTTTTGTAATTTTGTTTAATTACTTAATTTTATGGCAAGACTTAAAACTGTTGTTGACGAATCTCTAACTGTATCTACTGCTTTTACATCAATTAATTCACAAGCATACAATGAGTTAAGTGGTGTTAATTGGGCTGATAACGATAAAACATTCCCTTACTTACTTATTGATAAACGTAGCTTTGAAATGGTTGTAAACAGCTATACAAAGACTGGATTACCAAGACAAACAACTTATACTTCAAGATTTTACTTCTTTAATACTTATACAGAAACAGAAAAAGCGTCTACAACTTTACAAACAAAGCAAGATGAATTAATAGATATTGCATCTAAATATTTTGCAGAGTTAAAAAGTAGAAATGAAAGCGGTGCTAATGGTTTTTTCTTAGGCACAACTTCTTTTAACAGTTTAGATGAAATGCAAAACGGTGAGTTATTACAACTATCTTATAATGTTGAGTTTATTGTAAACTTAGAAAATTGTACGCTTGGAACTTTTAACTACTAATGATTAAAGAAAGAGATTTAGATAATGTAGGGCAGTTCATAATAAATGAGTTGGCTAAAGAATTGATTAAACAAGACCATTCTGCTACTGGTAAGTTAATAGATAGTTTAGATTACAGAACAACATCTTCATCAGTAGGAGATACCTTACTTATTGAAATGTTAGATTATGGTAAGTTTGTTAATACTGGTAGAAGAAAAGGAGCAAGGAAAGTACCAATACAAGCATTAGTTGATTGGATTAAGCAGAAAGGAATAGCAACAAACAATAAAAAAGCATTAGGAATAGCATTTGCAATACAAAAGACTATTGAAAAAGAGGGTAGTCCAACGGTAAGAAGTAGAAGAAGTGGTAAAAAAACAGAGTTTGTAGATGATACTTTAGATAGAATTGGTGCTGAAATTAACAGAAGATTAGAAGAAGCAGCGTTCAAGACTATTGATATTGAGATAAGCAACTTAGTAAAAAGAATATAATGGCTATAACTATATACACAGAACCAAATCAAATAAGCACACCGTACAGACCTAATTACTTTGATGTATCGAGTGATTTAGGAACTATTATTAGAATGATAGCAGATGTTTATGTTGACGGTACACTTGTAACAACAATAGACAAAGACCCTAAACTGGGGTTTAGTAATCAATTTAGATTTGAAGTGGGAGATGTATTAAAAAAATATTTAACATCTGACTTTGTAACACTTAATGCAGAGGCAGATATTTCAACAGACTTAGCAAGTGCAAACAATTACTATATTAGAGCGTTTGAGGTATTAGATAATTCAAGTACATCTACATTCGATACTTCTTGGAGTGAAGCAGGAGCAGGAACTAATTACACTCAATCAAGTACTTTAAGCACGTTTAACGGTGTTAATCAACATCAACAAACATTAAGCGACTATATAGCTTCAAGTGGTTCAAGTAAGTTTTTAACTAATAGACCTAATTTAACATACGTTCCTAGAAGTGATTTTAGAACGGGTATATTGACAGAAGCAAACGTAGTTGAGTTAAATCTATCTACTTTTACTGCTATTAATGGTGGTGGTTCACAAGTATCATCTACTTCAAACTCCTTAACAGTAGTAGATAATAAAGTTTGGTTTGGTGTTCAAGTAGGTAATTTTGCATCTACAATAAAATCTTTTCAAATATCTGCATCTAATAATACTCTTGGTACAGAAATAACAGAAACAATGACTTTCAATATAGTTGAAGCGTGTGATAATGACTTAACTGTATATTGGCAAAATCATTGGGGGGAGTTCGATAACTACTTATTTAAAGGTAAACAAGGTCAAAAGACTAAAAACAAAACAACAACAATAGATAATAGATTAACATTAGATTATAGTGTAGGAGATAGAGGAACTAAAGACTTATTAAAAGATAATACAAGAACATTTGATGCTTATACAAATACTGTTAAAGCGTCTGTTGTTGAGTGGTTAGCAGAGATAGGAGAAAGCGTTGATGTTAAAATTATTAAAGGTGGCGAAGTGATACCAGTAAATGTTAAAAAAGTAACAACTACAATAGAAGACTCTGAAAGAGCTGTATCACAAATATCAATAACATTTGAAGAAGCAAATAAAAGGATAAATCAAATTGGATAACGTACAAATTGAAATATTAGACTCTGCTAATAACATTGAAGGTGTTTTAGAAGTTGGAGATGTTAAAAACTTTCCATTATCATTAACTAATAGTATTGCTGAATTAGTAGATATTAATAAAAGTAATGGTAGTTACTCTGTGCCTTTTAAGATACCAAGCACAAAAGATAACGATGATTTATTAGACCATATATATTTAAGTCAACAAAAAAACTACAAAGATATTGACGCTGAAAAAGATTGTAGAATTATCGTTAATGGTTTAAATATTGATAACGGGCGTTTAAAGATAACACGTATTAAAAGAGTTGGTCAAAGTGGTAATAATTATAGTTTTACTTTCTTTGGGGAAAATATGGATTGGGCTTTACAGATGCGAGGTAAAACAACGCAAGACTTACCATATTTAGATAATACATATACTTACGATACAACAACACAGATAGCAAGTTGGTCTAATGTAGGTGGTAGTGAGCAACCAGTATTTAGTTTAATCAATAGGGGTGTACGTTTACAATCTAATGTAGTTAATGTTGGTGATTTATACCCAGATTACTTTGCTTTAGACTACTTAAACAACGCTTTTAAATCTGTTGGTTATAACTTTGACAGTACACACTTTAATCAAACAACAGAAAAACAATTAATAATACCTTTCTTTGGTAATAACTTTAGAGATGAAGCAAGGCAAGAAGATGAGAAAGCTGTTGTTAAAATGGATAGTTCAGCAACCAATTTCGATAATAGCTTTACTGTTGGTGGTACTGCTTTTAATACTGCTGATAAAATAAAGTTTTACGGTAAGTTATTAAACTATCAAGGGCTTACTTTTCCGACTGGATTAGTTGATGATTTCTTAACAGAGAATAAAGTTGCTGATTATATAGAAACACCACTTCCATTAAAAGATGATGGTAATAACTTTGCTTCTAATCAATACGTAGTGCCTTATGCAACAGATTATAGAGCCGCTGGGACTATTGAACATACTTTAACATATAACCCTACTGAAAATTGGAATACATACAACATAGACTATAAAGTTAAAGTAACAAGAGGCTCAAGTGTATTTTATATAATTGCTTATTTATCTAATAAAGTAACTACAACTAATGTATTAAGTGCTTCACGTTCAGAAGATGTGACTGTCGCTACATTTAAAACTAATAACTTTGCTTTACAAGCAGGAGATATATTAGAGTTATCTTACTTTTTTAGTGTTAAAGCAGTATCAAATTTAGCTACTACAAGTTGGTATTTTAAATTAGAACACGAAAGTCATCCAATATTATTTAAACCCACAGCAGAAATTAAAGAGGGAGAAGTATTTAATTGGAAAGATGTGAGTGATGATAAAATAAGTATGTTAGATATTGTTAGCGACATTGGTAAGACTGCAAATATTATATGGAGAGTAAACAAAAGAAATAAAACTGTATATGCAGAGCCAAGAGATGACTTTTATAATGCTTTAAATACTGCTACAAACTACACAGATAGAATAGATGAAAACAACCAAATAGAGTTAACTTATAATTCATTATATTATAAACAAGGTCATAAGTTTAGCTACAAAGAAGATGGCAACGATAAGTATTTAAAGAAAAGAAATGAAGATGTAGGAGATGATTGGTTAAGCTATGAACATTCTTATCCAACAAAGTTTAAAAGTGGAACTACTAAGCTGGAAACAAAAGAAATAGCTGCAACATATACAATAGAAGATATTAACGGTGGTGGCTCTTACCCATTTTTTACTGCAAGACTTTGGAATGATGAAACATCTCCGACTGCATCAACGGTATTTAAACCACGTTTATTATATTTTAACTATGCTGTTCAATCTACTTTAGATAGTAATACTCCGAGTTTTCAATATTCAACAGAGTCATCACAAAGAGCTACAATACCATACGCTTTACCGTTCTCTATAATTCAAGACGGTGTTACTTTAGCAGGTGTTGATGGTGTTTTAAGTTTTAAAGATACTGAAACAGAAAACGGTATTTGGTCTAATCACTATTCGTTAACATCACGTGAAATAATAGAGGGTAAAAGAGCAAAGGTTAATTTTACTTTTGATTTAGTTGATTACAACGAATTAGATTTTAGAAAAATAATATACATAGATAATCGTTACCCAGAATTAGAGGGTTATTGGCGTATAGATAAAGTAAATGGTTTTAAACCAGCAGGTGGTAAAAAAAGCACAAAGTTTGAATTGAGTCAAGCAAAAAATTATGAACCTTTAGCACGTTTCCCACTTGGACCTATAAGTACAGAGATAGGAGATGACCCAATAAACGGTGGATATAATCTTAACTACGGTAATGGTGTAGACACTATCGGTGGTAATTCAAGAGTATATTCATCAACTAACTACGGTGTTAATAATACAGTCGCAGATGATAGTAATACAGTTATCGGTAATAATTTAAGAGTTAGTGGTGGTGGAGTTACTGCTTACGGTATGTATAATGCAGACGTTAGTAGTGATTTATTACAATTCGGAGTAGGTACAAATGAAAACAATACAAGAACATTAATAAGAGTAGATGAAGACGGTAATGTATATTTTAACGGCTCATTGTTAAATGAAAATGGAGATGGTACTGTTGTAACTGTTACTTCTGATATAACAGCAGATGAAAATGTAGATACATATTTAGTAGATACAACATCAGATATAACAATAACATTTGAAGAACCTACAACTTTAGGTAAAACTTGGAATTGTAAAAAGATAAACGCTTCTAATACTATGACTTTGTTAGGTGGTAGTGATGGTTCTGGTGGTGTTTTAGAAGTAGATGGAGATGTTACTGGTGCATCTGCAACATCGTTAAATGACAATTTACCAATTCAATGGTGTGGAGAAACAGAACAATTTAAAATATTATAATAATGGCTTATATAGGTAATAGAGAGTTTTTAATAGAAGTAGCAAAAGGCAATATTGCTGGACATTCAATTATACATAAATTTGGTAAAAACATAAGCACAAATACATCTTTCACACCAGTTTCTGTTGGTGGTATATATCAAACACCACAAACTGGTAGTGCTACAACTTTAAGAATAAAATCTGGTGGTAATGCAAATGATACTGCTGCTGGTAGTGGTGCAAGAAAGGTTATGTTGGAAGGAATTGACGAAACTGGAGCTATAGTAACAGAAGAGCTAACAACGGCTGGAGCGTCTGCAAGTTCAACAACAACGACTACATTCATAAGATTATATAGAGCTTATGTGTCCGAGTCTGGTACGTACGGCACATCTTCAACTGGCTCTCATAGTGGAGCTATCGTTATTGAGAATGGCGGGGGTGGTACTGATTGGGCTGAGATAAGTGTAACTAACTACCCAAAAGCTCAAACTGAAATAGGTGTTTATACTATACCAAATGGATATACTGGTTATTTAATAAATGCATTCGGTTTTACTGATAGCTCTAAGACTACGGAATTAATTTTCTTTAAAAGAACTGGCATATTAGATACTTCAGCCCCTTACGATGCAGTTAGAATAGTGTTTGAAGAAAGAGTAGAAGGTGGGGAGTTTAAAGTTGACCCTAAAGCACCGATATTGTTGGGAACTGCTTGCGATTGTGGGTTTATGGCTAAAGTAGGTACTGGTAGTGCCGAAGTAGATGTTGATTTTGAAATATTGTTAATAGAAAATTAGAAAATATGGCAACAAAAACGATAGCAATAGCCGTTCAGATTGAGGGCGATGCACAACTAAGACAATTACAAGCTAATTTTGACCAAGTAAGAAGGGCAAGAATTGAGTTAAATAAAGCAGAAAAAGCTGGTACTGTAACTGCTAAACAAGCAAATGCAGAAAGAGCAAAGTTAAATGTTCAGTTAAAAGCAAATAGAAATGCTTTAACAGACCACCAAAACGCTTTACTTAAAAACAATAACGCTCTAAAAAAGAATAGTGGATTTGTTTCTGGTGTTAAAAAAGGAATGGGACAATGGGCTACTTCAATGATTGGAGTAACTGCTGCTATTGCTGGTGTAACAAGATTAGTAAGTGGAGCAGTTAAAATATTTGTAGATTTTCAAAAAGCTAATAGTGAGTTAGCAGCCGTTTCAAGAGCATCAGCAGAAGAAATGAAAGCAATGAGTACCCAAGCAAAAGAATTAGGAGCTTCTACTGCTTTTACTGCATCACAAGTTACAGAATTACAAACTAACTTTGCTCGTTTAGGTTTTCCAACACAAGATATACAGAATATGACAGAGGCTACCTTAAATGGTGCTGCTGCATTAGGTTCTGATTTAGGAGAACAAGCAGCATTAACTGGAGCTTTATTAAAACAGTTTGGTTTAGATAGTGAGGAAGCTGGTAGAGTTAATGATGTATTAGCTGAAAGTGCTGCTAAATCTGCATTAGACTTTAGTAAGTTATCGACTGCTTTACCTATTGTTGGTGCAACTGCTAATACTGCTGGTGTAAGTATAGAGAGAACAACGGCTTTATTAGGTACTTTATCAGATAGAGGTTTAGACGCTTCAACTTCTGGTACTTCTTTAAGAAACATATTTTTAGAATTGTCTAAGAAAGGATTAACTTTTGATGAGGCAATGAAACAAATAAACGACTCTACCGATAAGAATAAAACAGCAATGGATTTATTTGGTAAGCGTTCTGCAACTGCTGGAATTATATTAGCTGAAACTGGTCAGAGTGTTGATAGTTTAGAGGGTTCTTTAATTAATGCAGAGGGAGCAGCTAAGAAAATGGCTGATACTATGCTTGATAATGTTAGTGGAGATGTTACAAAAGCACAATCTGCTTATGAGGGTTTTATATTATCTTTAGAAGACGGTAACGGAGTTATATCAGATGTTATTAGAAATGTAACACAATTAGCAACATCTTATTTAGGAATAGCAACAGCAATAAATGAAGCAGAAACAGCACAAGAGGCTTTTAATGCTATCGGTTCTATATGGGGAGAAGAAATAGGTGTATTTAATGAACAGACTGCTGAATACTCAAAAAACTTAGCAGATAACGCTAATAACATTGCTGTATTAGATGAGAGATTAGCCAACAACAAAATAACACAAGAGCAGTATAATTTAGCAATTCAAAAGTTAGCTACTGGTTGGAAAAGAGCAAGTAAAGAAATCAAAGAAGCTGATGATACTATAAGTGGTGTTACAGATACAGTAACAGAGTCAACAGAATTAACTCCAGAACAAGTAACAAGAATTAACGATAAAGCAAAGAAAGCAGCAGAAGTAAAAGCACAAGCACAAAAAGACGCTTTAAAAGCTATTGAAGAACAAGAAGCAGCAGATACAGAGGGAGAACAAGGTGTTTTTGATGCTGAAATACTTAAAAATGAAAACCTTTTAGCAATAGATAAAGAATATTTAGACGCTAAAAAATTACAATTAGATGAGTCAATAGCAGCAGAAATAGCAGCAGAAGAAAAGAAAGCACAAGATTTAGCAACTATTGAACAACTTAAAAGAGATGCAAGACAAGCAACATTTGGATTAACTGCCGATTTATTTAATTTAGGTGCAAGTTTAGCAGCAGAGGGAAGTAGAGAGCAAAAGGCTTTAGCAAGTGCAGCAGCATTAATACAAACATATCAAGCAGCACAAGCAGCTTATTTAAGTCAATTATCAATACCAACTCCAACAGCACCAATTAGAGCAGCAGCAGCAGCATCAATAGCAGTCGCAAGTGGTCTTGCTAATGTGGCAAAAATTAATTCAACTAAATTTGAAGGTGGTGCAATTCTTCAAGGTGCTTCCCACGCTAACGGTGGGATACCATTTACGATAGATGGTCAAGCAGGTTTTGAAGCAGAGGGTGGAGAAGCAATAATAAATAAAAGAAGTACAGAAATGTTTGCACCGTTATTAAGTGCAATAAATGAAGCTGGTGGTGGTGTTGCTTTTGGACGTGGTGGTCGTTTAACTAAGTTTCAAAACGGTGGTTCTTTACCAACTAATGTAGGTGTTACTGCATCTCAACAAGGATTTGCAAGTGGTGTAATAGATTTAGAAGAATTTAGTTCTGCAATAGTTGACGGTATTAATGATAAAGAAGTTATTAATGTTGCTACAAACACAACAGACTCAGCAAGTGAAGTATTAAACATTGCAAGTGAGGCTACTTTCTAAATAATATTTTGTAATTTTATAACAAATCAAAATAAAATGTTTGTAAGTGAAATTAAAAGAAAATATAGAAGAAGTGTTTGTAACATTTGTCCAAACAAAAGAGGAAACTTTAAGTTATTCGGTTTTACTATCTTCAAAAGAGTTGACCAATGTAGAATTTGTAAGTGTTCTTTATTGTTAAAAACGTCTTTAAAAGACTCTAAATGTCCACGAGGTTTATGGTAGCACCAAAACATAAAGCAGCAGCATATCAAGACAGAGAAAGCGTTATAGATGCTTTCAATGAGATTGGTAAGATACGACCAGATAAGAATAAAATAATATTCTTAATTAATCTATTTAATGAAGTTCATAATAATAATGCTTTAAATTGGAATAGCTATGCAACTTGTGGGGATTGTCAGCGTGCATTATGTAATTTTTTTAAACACGTTATAAACGAATGGAGATAATAAAAGAATTATTAGTTAGTTATGGTTTAACACCAGATGAAAAAACTATTCAAGTTGTTCAAAGAATTATTGAATTAGGTTTTGATAATTGCTGGTTAAGAAATATGTGTATAATAAAAGAGTTTGATGAGCTTTATAAAACAGATATAAGCCAAACAGAAATATACTTAGAGTTAGGAGATAAACACAAAATTCATCACGATAGCATTAGACGAATAGTCGCTAATCGTAGAAAATACGAAATTTAGTTTTAAAGTACAATGTTTGTACAACATATTATACTGCAAGTATTTAATTTTGTAGTATAACTATTTGTATATGACAATATTTAATAAAGTAGAAAACGGTTTTCAAATCAATATTGATGATGAAATCGGCTTTTGGGGTATTACTCATCAAGACTTTACAAATCAACTTAACGAAATCGGAGAGCAAGACGTTCAACTTAATATAGCTTCATACGGTGGGGCTGTTTCCGATGCTTTTGCAATTTACAACTCTTTAAAATCTCACAAAGGCAGAATAGTAGCAAACATCTACGGAGATAGTGCTTCTTCTGCAACATTTATAGCTATGGCAGCAGATGAGATTAGAATTGTAGATAATGCTTTGTTTTTGATTCATAATGTTTGGGGTGGTGTTACTGGTGAAGCTGATGATTTAAGAAAGGCAGCAGATGATATGGATAAAGTAAACTCTAATATTATTGATGTTTATAAGAAAAGAACTGGTTTAAACAAAAACACTATTAAGTCTTTAATGAATAAGGGCGACTGGTGGACAGCAAAAGAAGCTAAAGCTAATGGTTTTGTTGATGCAGTTGTTGAGCCAAGTGAAATAATCAATAGAAGCGAAACTGTTTTAATGAATTGTGCTAATGAAGAAATGAAAGAAGCACTAAAAGAAAAAGTAAATCAATTAAATAATAATAAAAATCAAATCAAAATGACAGAAGAAAACAAGTCGTGGTTCTCTGGAAAGTTTGACGAGTTAATGAACTCTTTCAATAAGAAAGAAGAAGTTGCTCCGATAGTTGACGAGCAACCAAAAGAAGAAACTATTTCAAAAGAAGAAGTTTCTGAAATGCTTAATTCAGTTAAAGATGAGATTTCTAAATCTAAAGAAGAAAACGAAGCTATCGTTAATTCTAAAGAAGAAGAAATTAAAAACTTAAAAGCTGAATTAGAAAAATTAAACGCTAAGGCAACAGAGCCAAAAGCAGAAAACAAATCTCCAGAGGGAGATAGTAAAAAAGAAGTTGAAACGACTTCACCGTTTATCAACAAAACTGTTGCAAGGTTAAATAATAAGTATAAAGGAATTTTAAAAATTAAATAAATTATGGCTGATGTAATTGCTGCGTCAATGACGCACTCATACGCTGGAGAAGAACTAATTAATGAATTGTTCTATCAACCGCAAGAAAACGTACCTGCTTTATCAAGTATGTATCGTTTTATACCAGTTAGAGGGGATAAAGTAAATGTTTATTTACCACAAACTCTATCTAAAATATTAAGAAAATACTCAACTTGTGGATTTAGTGCTGCTGGTGGTACTACGACAATCGTTGATAAGACTTTATCTGTTGAAAAGATTAAAGCAAACTTAGAGGAGTGTGTTGATGCTTGGGATGACACTATCTTTGCTGAATTAATGAAAGGTGGAGTTAATAGAGATGATTTAAGTGGAACTGTTATTGATAATGTTATCAGAACACAATACTTAAAAGCTGCTGTTTCTGACATTCATAGAATTGCTTGGTTTGCTGATGCAAATGATGCTGATAATGACTGGAACCAATTTGACGGTTGGATTACCAACTTCACAGATAGCTCTGCTACAATCGGAACTACTCGTTTTATTGATATGGATGCTACATCTTTTGAAACTGGAGATGCTTTAGCTACTGATGGTGCTTTAGGTATTTTAAGACAAATATGGTCAGCTCAAACTGCTACATTAAGAGCAGTGCCAAATATGGATAAAAAATTCTATGTAACTAATACAGTTATTGATAACTATGCTACTACTTTAGAAAATCAAGGAAACATTGAGGGACAAAGATACATTCAAGATGGTGTTGCTAAATATATGTTTAGAGGTGTTGAATTAGTTGCTGTACCAGAATGGGACACTAACTTAGCTGACTCAACTAACCCACACTACACGGGAAGTGGTCTTGGTATCGGTTCAAACTTAATTGTTTATACTGCTAAAGATAACTTAGTATTTGGTTCTGATGTTGTTGAAGGTTCTACTTCATTTAAAGTAAGATATGCTGATGATGATGATGAGAAAATGAAAGTAACAACTAAATTCAAGTTAGGAGTTCAGACTATGCATTACGAATATGTTTGTGTAGCATACTAATATAATTATAGAGGGGGTTTAAATACTCCCTCTTAACTTAAAAAATTAATAAAAATGGCAGAATTATCTAATGATATTCTTATAACGTGTGATGATGAAAACAGACGTGGTGGAATTAAGCGTTTATTTGTTATAAACAGAGAAAACGTAACTTCTTTTACTGCTGGTGCTTCTCACGACTATACTGCTGTTACTTTAGATGCTACTTCTGATGTTTGGTATGAAATCCAAATTGATGACGAAAGTGGAAGTTACAATGCAGAAGGGTCAAGAGAAAACGGAAGTTCTTTACAAGAACATACTGTTGAAGCAATGACACCAAGAATAGACAAAGCAAAAGCTAAAACTTTACAAGAATTATTTACTTCGTGTAAATTGATTTGTTTAGTTGAAACTTATATTTCTACTGGAACTTATAACCAATCTTTTATTGTAGGTTATGATGAGATATTAGGAAGTGATGCAGCTTTAAGAGCAAATATCACAACAATATTAGAGGCTGAATTACAAGGTCAAAATGCATATATGATTACAATGAGTGGTAAATCTGGCGAAATTGCTAGAGAATACGTTGGCGACATTGACACTAATGCAAGTGGTACAGTTAGCTTCGGAAGTTAATAATTAGAGGGGTTTAAAATCCCCTCTTTATTAAAACAAAAATTTATGTATAGAATTAAAGAGAGTGGTTTGGGTAAAAAGTGGTGTGGAGATGGTATAATCATTTTAACACACGAATTAAGCCAAAGAAAACTAAAAAAATTATTCAACGCAAGATGCGAATTTATAGAAGAATATGAACAAGAAACCACAAGCGAGGAAACCGAGACATCGAGCAGTACCGCAAAAGAAAACACCGCAGATAAAAGCAATGGCGGTAACAACGGACATAAATCAAACACAAGAAAAGGAAGCAAAAAGCACAAAGCAGACTAAGTGGTTTCCATTTTTCAAGGATAGTGATAATATCTATATTAATGATTTAGCAGCAAGGGCTAAAAGAAGTCCTACTCACGGTGCTATATTACAATCTAAAGCAGTTTATACTGCTGGACAAGGCTTTTCGTATAAAGTTGATGGAGAAGATAAGCAGGAAGAAGATTTAGACGTTAAAACTCTTGATTATCTAAACGAAGTAAATAACAAAAGACAATCTTTACATTGGTTATTTAGCAAATCTGCTTATGACTTTATTTATAGTGGTAACGCTTATATTGAAGTTCATAAAGGTAATGAGTTTACAAGTCTATTTTATCAAGATGCAAGTAAGGTAAGAATAAGTGAAGAAACGGCTTATATTAGTGCTTATTGGCGTGATATTGAAAACCAACCAACTTATAATGATAAAGACTACCCAGTTGAAACATTAGAGCTTTGGAATGGAGAATTAGACACAACACAAAAAAAGTTTATTATACATCTTAAAAACGATGTACCCGAATACGATTATTATGGTTTACCAGAACATTTACAAATACTAAAATGGGCTGATGTAGAATATAAAATTGTACAATTCAATCTTGACAAACTTAAAAACGGTTTCTTTCCAAGTGTTGCTATGGATATTGTTGGACAAGCTCCAGAGGGAATGACAGAGCAAGAATATGTTGATAAGATTAAAGACAGTTTTACAGACGAGGGTAACAATCACAAAATGTTAATTCAATTAGTTGATAGTTTAGACCAAGCAACTAATATAACTGAATTTACAACGGCAAGAGAGGGAGAATTATTAGAACTACAAAATTTAGCCACACAAACTATAATTGCAGGTCATAGATGGTTTGCAAGTTTAGCTGGTATATCTCAAGCAGGTAGTTTAGGTAGCAATCAACAAATAAGAAACGAGTACAATATAGCTTTAAAAGGTGTTGTTGTGCCACAATTTCAAAACCCATTATTAAGAATGTTTAACGACTTACTTACAATAGCAGGGTTTGAGAATGTTAAATTAGGTGTCTTAAATGTTGCTCCAGTAGGAATAGAAGATAAAATTGAGCCTAAAGAAGTATTATCAATTAATGAGCAACGTGAGTTGCTTGGGTATGAACCAATAGAAGAAAAAGAAGATGAGCCGAACAACGGAGATGATAACAACGACTGAGATTAAAAGTTTAGCTATTGTTGATGCAAATATTGATACGGCTTACTTTGACCAGTATATCTTAATGACTCAAAGAAAGTATATAAAACCTTTTTTGGGTGTTGATTTTTATGATGAATTAACTACACAAATTGCAGGAGCTTCTTTAACTACTGCAAATGATACTTTGTTAGATGACTATATAAAACCAGCATTAGCTCACTATGTAGTATATGTTTCTTTACCACAATTAAGAAGTCAAGTAGCTAAAGGTGGTGTGTTTTTAAATTTATCTGATACTGCTGATGCGGTTAGTGATTTAGGTTATGGACAAATAAGAGATGATTATTTAGCTAAAGCAGAAACTTTTATAGATGAAATAGATAATTATATTAAAGAATACAGAAAAACAAATACTAACGCTTATCCGTTATATTGTGGTAAACAATCACAAAACGGTGGGATAATATTATATTAAAATGGATGATAATAGTAAATTAATAGGAGAAAACGGTTGTATGTTTGTTGATAATTCAGCAACAAATCAAGATATTTATATGATTACAGTTTTAGAAGCTGCAACATTTACGACTTTAAAAGAAGGCTCTAACAAGTCTGTAACTGGTACAGATGTTATGAGTGATATTAACTTGACTGGGAAAACTATACCAGCAGGAGCAATATTGACACCTTATGATGAAGTTTTTACAGATGTGACGGTTTCTGGTGGTAGTTTAATGGTTTATAAACTTGGGAAGTAATGCCTAGTATATATAAATTTTTAAGTCCTTTCGGAGTAAATAATACACCTTTCAACCCTTTAAGTGTTAGTGGTCTTCAATTATATTTAGCCAAAAACAATGCAACGGCTTCAAGTTGGTTAGACCAAAGCCCTAATGCTTTTGATTTTGTGCAGGGTACAGCAATACAACAACCTACAGTAAGTGCTAATTCAGTAGATTTTGACGGTGTAAATGACATAATGGTTAAATCAGTAGCTAATGCTTATAGCGGAGATAGTGGTGGTATTATTTTTTTTAGTGGTTATAATACTGGAAATACACAGCGTTATTTATCTTCTTCTGATACTGCAACAGCTAATAATTGGCTTGGTTTTTCGGTGTTTAATAATAAGATTGGAATTTTCACAGATATTGGTGGAACAAGTAATTTTTGCCAGTGCGATACGGTTATTCCATTAGGCTATTTTTACGGATATATTGAGTCTGATGGCTCAAGTTATGAAATGAGTGTTAACGGAGCAATAAATACATTCTCTGGTACAGATAACGGTAATTGGTTTGCAGATGTTGCAGGTAGAGATGCTTTAGAGATAGGTGGTGTTTTAAGAAATTCACCTTTATACGGAGATGGGCAATTAAACAAAATATTATATTCCAATGCATCTCTAACAACATCTGAAAAAGCTGCTATAAATAGCTTTATGAGAGTACCAACAAATTATTAAAATGAAAGCAATTATATTTAATACAGAAAATGAAGCAATAGAGCTTAACAACAATCTAACTGAATGTTGTTTAAAGTTGTTTGATAAAAAGACAACAAGTTATTCATATATTTTAAAACATCCATCTAAAGAATTATTTTGTGTTCCTATTGACGATAAAGGTATTTATTCTGATGTAGTAAAAAAAATAACTAAGGCTTATGATGTTGATGAGTTAACTAAAGATTGGTTACCAAAAGAAGATGAATTTTAAATAGTTATATTAAAGTAATTGTAATGCAACAACAACTAAACGATATGGAGAAAAAGCTGGATAGCATACACGATGCTTTAGTAGGCTCTAAATTAAACCCTAAAGGTGTGATTAAAAGAGTTGAGGAAGTTGAAGCATATCAAAGTAGAGATAAAAAGCAGAAATGGATGGTTGCAGGTGGTTTTATAGTTATTAGTGCTGTTGTTAAATTTTTTAAAGATATATTCTAATGGAATTATTAAAAAAGAATGTAGTATCAATAGTTTTGTTTTTAATTACCTCTTTGGGTGGTTTATGTTGGGCTTTAATACAAAAAGGGGCAGAAGTAGAGTTCAAAGACAAAGTTGCTAATGTAATTGAAGAAAAAATCAATTCTAAAGACTTTATGGATAAAGTAATGACTTCTAATTATATGAAAGAGTACAAAGTTATTCAAAGAAAGCAAATGATAACAGTAATGTTAAACAGTAATGACAGTGCAAGAGTTAAGTTTTCAGCTAAATTAAGTGCTAAAACTGGTTTAACAGTTGATGCTTTAGTAGATAGTTTAGCAGCAAGAGTACAAGAAAAGCAATGGACAGAAAGAGAGATAGTTGAATTAATAAGAATGTATAATCGTAGAATAGCTATATTATGAGTAAGTTAGATTTTGACGCTTTAATACAAAGACCTAACCCAATTTCAACAGTTCAAAACATTGGAGAGTTAACCATATATGAAGATATGGAGAAACCAATATTTGATTGTAAAACGGTTGAGTTAGGATGGCACGATAATGTAAGAAAAATTAGTTGTATTCCTAATGGCTATTATGAAGTAGTAAAAAGAACTACTGCAAAACGTGGCGACCATTGGATATTAAAAAACGTACCTAATAGAACTTATATTTTATTTCACGACAAAGTTAATTTTGTGGGAAGTAAAAACCCCAAAACTGGTCACTCAGATATAATGGGATGTATAATACCAACATTTGAGTTAATTGATTTGAATAAAGACGGCATTTTAGATATTGCACCACGTTCAAGCACAAAGGCTTTAAAAAAGATGAATGAAGCATTAAAATACATAGGTAAAGATAAATTTATTTTAAAAATTATATAAGATGACTGAAACAATTAAAAACGCAAAAACAAGACTATTTAAAAACTATGCAACTACGATAGTAGGATTAATTCTAATGTTAGGTGCTGGATATTTAGCAGTAATTGAAAAAGATAATGTTAATGCCTCTTTTATTGGTGGTTATGCTTTAATATTTTTAAGAAGTAAAGACAGTTTGATAGGGTTGAGTGCTAAATAAAGTTTTATTTGCAAATTAATTTATTTTGTTTATCTTTGTTTTATGGCAAAAACTAAAGGAGCAAAAAACATTAAACTTTCTACAAGTCAAAACCAAAGACTTATCGACTTATACCAAAGCTCAAAGTCTAAGAAAGAAGTTCAGAAAATTTTATCAAAAGAGTTTGGTTGTACAGAGAGAACTATAAGAGATTTAGCAAGTAAATTAAATCTCAATCAAATAGCATCGAATATATCCAACGATAAAATAATGGTTTACGATATTGAAACAAGTCGTGTAACTGCTGATTTATGGTGGACTGGTAAACAATATGTAAATTATAAACAAGTAAGCTCAGAGCCAAAGATAATTAGTATATCTTGGAAGTGGTTAGGAGATGATAAAGTTCACGCTTTAACTTGGGATAAAGACCATTGTGACAAAGCAATGTTAGAAAAGTTTGTGCCAGAGTATAATAAAGCACTAATGGTTATCGGACAAAACAATAATATGTTTGATAACAAGTGGATAAAAACAAGAGCTGCCAAACATCGTATTCACGTTAATAGATTTGTAAAGAGTTTTGATATTTACAGAATGGCTAAAAGTACATTTAGGCTAATAAGTTATTCAATGGATTATATGGCTATGTACTTCGGTTTAACACCTAAACAATCACACGAAGGTATTTTAATGTGGGAGATGGTTGAGAAAGGCAATCCAAAAGAGCAAAAAGAGTATTTAAAAAAGATGGTAAATTATAATGTAGGAGATATTATAACTACTGAAGAACTTTACTTAACTTTACAACCGTACTTTAACAATCAGACTAATGTAGCAGTAAAGAAAGGATTACCAAAATGGGCTTGTCCAGTTAGTGGTTCTTTAAATGTTAAATTACAGAATACAATATATAGTTCAATGGGTACAATACAAAGAATATTATATTGTGAAGAAAGCAAACAGCAATTTAAAGTAAGTAATAAGACTTACCAAGATTTTTTACAAAGAGCATCAACTAAATACTGGGAATAATGAAAATAAGTAAATTAGAAGTAAATAAGTTAATATCTGATGAATTAGACTTATTTAAAGCTGAGTTAATACAAAAGAATGATGATTATAACAATAGTTTGCACCGTCCTAATATATTTAAACAAGAACCAATAGAGGGTTTAAAAGCTCGTATGAGTGATAAACTTAATAGAATAATATCTAAAGGCTTAGATGATAAGACAGAGGACAGTTTAAGAGATTTATTCGGCTATTATATTCACTATAAAATTATGACTAAAGATGTTGTTTGAGTGTTTTGTACCATATAGCCAAGCAGATGTAACAGTTATTGAAGCAAACGGTGGAGAAATAGAAGAATTTTACTTTAGTTTAGAGGAATTAATAGAGTATTGTGGGGAAGTAGAATATACTAAAATGTCAATAGATGTAGATATGAGTGGTTTAGGCGTTGATATGACAACTTTAAAAGATAATTAGATGAAATACTTAATAATAATATTAGCATTGCTTATAACGTCTTGTAACCCGTTTATTTCAAAAGAGCTTAGAAGAAAAAACAAAGTAAACAGAAAATTAGAAAAGTTTGTAAAGAAGTTCCCAGAAGTATTAAAAAAAGACACTTTAATAGTAAACTTAGACACAACAATAGTAACTAATGAAGTTAGAGTTGATACTTTAGTAAGTACTAATTTTGATACTTTAGAAATAATTAAAGATAAATTCCATTTAAAACTTATTAAAACTACTGATACATTAATTATAGACGGTGGGTGTGATGCTGATACAGTTTATGTAAATGTAATTAAGAAAGTACCTTATAATGTAGTTAAGCCAGTGCAGTTAACAATATTAGACCATATATCTAATTGGTTTAGTCGTTTTTGGTGGTGGTTAATCATTGCTTTTCTTTTATATATAGCTTATAATAAGTTATTGAAGTAAAATTAAATTACTTGTAAATCAACAAGTTAAGTATTTATTTTAATATTTGTTTGCAAAAAGTTTGCAGATTAAAAATAAAGGTATATATTTGTACTATAAATTTAAAACAAAACGATATGAAAAACTTATTAAACAAAATTGAAAACTTAGAAAACAAACAAGAAAACGGAACTATAACAATGAGTGAAGAAACTCAACTTTGTAGATTAATAGAAATAGTTGAAAAATCTTTATACAAATAATATGAGAATATTCAAACATAAGCTAAACGGTAAACACTACCGTTTAGTTATTAAACGAAAAAGTAATGTTAATACTTATGTTGAGGTTGACAATAATAATAATGTAATATTAAGAACTGGGTTTTGGACTGATAAAGAATATGAGCAGGAGGCTATAATTTATGGCTTTGATAAATTAATAGAACTAAAAAAATAACAAATAAAACAAACGATATGAAAGTAATAAAAAACATAGATTGGGATATAGATAGAGATTTTCCAGATACTAACGATATGAAAGATGAAACATATTTTGCAGATGATTGTTGGAGTGTAAAGTTTGATTGGAATGGATATGATGTAACTGCAATAGTAGATTTAGAATTGACTTTAGCAACAACTTCTGAAACTGGTGCAAGAGGTCTTTATAACTATGATGATAGTGAAGTACTTTACAATGTTGAAGTAGTAGGAACTCATTTAGAATTAAAAGAGTTGTATTATAAAGATGGAGAAGATTTTATTGTAGATGCTAAAGAGTTTCACGAAATACAAACTCAATTATTAACAGAGTTAAATATTTTAGTATGAAAAACGAATACAAAAAAAGAGATGCTAAAGGCAACAAACTACCAGAGCAAATCGGTAAAGGATTAAATTTAGAACATTGTAATAAAGTACTAAAAGAAAGAGAAAACCTCTCAGAAACAGTATCATTTAGGGTTACTAAAGTAGATAAAGAGAACTTCTTAAAACAATGTAAAAAGAATAATCTTGACCCTACATTAGTAAACAGAGAATTATATAAAAATTTCGCTAACAATAAAATATAATAAAATGAAATTAAAAGATTTAAAAAAAGAAATTCCATTTCAATGGAGAGTTCAACAAGCAACAGAATATGGAGCTAATTGTGTAGCATATATTGATGCAAGAGATGTTCAAGATTTGTTAGATGATGTTTGTGGTCAAGATGGATGGCAATGTAAATATGAAGAACATAAAGGTAATTTATTTTGTAGTATAGGCATAAAAATAGGAGATACTTTTGTATGGAAGTCAGACTGTGGAACTGAAAGCAATATAGAAAAACAAAAGGGAGAAAGTTCTGATGCTTTTAAACGTGCTGCTGTAATGTGGGGAATAGGTAGGTTTTTGTATTCTAAAGAGATTATAAAATTAGACTCAATGAAAAATAAAGCTGGTAAATGGGTAGCAAGTTATAACGGTAAAATACTTTATGGAAAACAAGTTTCTAAGGCTTGTAACTATATACTTGAAAATAAAGAAATATGAAAACAAGTAAAGAATTTTTTGAAGAACTAAGAGAGGGGGATGAATACCTTTCTTGTATGATGACTAAAGAAGTTTATAACGGTATAGATTTAGAAAACAGAGAAAGAATAGTTGTTAATACAGTAAGACAAAAAAACTCTAAGTTTAAAAATGATGAAGTTCATAAAGCATTAGTTAAGAAAGTAACTAAAGTAAATAAAGAGTTAAGAGATTATGAATTTGAAAATAACCATAAATGAAAAATTTACTAAAACAAGTTACATTAGATAGATGTAATAGAAAAAAGGATAAAAGCGTTTCAATGACTTTTATAACACAATTAGAACAAAGCCCAGAGGAATTAATGGAAATAGACAAACTTTTAAACGACTCTGGTGTACTTTACTTTAAGTCTAATGGTAATTTAACAAAAGAAGAAATTAAAGAGCTTGAAAGCGTTGAAATAGAAGTTGAGGGTAAAAGTAAAAGTCAAAGATTAAGAAATGTTTTATTTATTTATTGCAAACAATTAGGAAAAGAAAAAAGTTTTTCAGACTTTTACGCTAACGAAATGGAAAAGATAATTGAACACTACAAAACTAAATTAGATTAATTATGAAGATTTATAATAAAAATAAAAATGTTTATGATGCTGCTAATGAAAGAATTGAATTTATATTTAAAAACTTTAAAAGAATATATGTTTCATTCTCTGGTGGTAAAGATTCTGGTATAATGTTAAACTTATGTTTAGACTATATGAGAAAAAACAACATAACTGAAAAGATAGGATTAATGGTTATGGATAATGAAGCTAACTATGAGTATTCTCTAAAGTTTATGCACGAAATAGTACAAGAAAACTTAGATTTATTAGATGTTTATTGGTGTTGTCTACCAATAACACTTCCTTGTACAGTTAGTAGTTATGAGATAGATTGGCAATGTTGGGGTGTTAATGATGAGAGTAGATGGATTAGACCAATGCCAAAACAAGATTATATAGTGAATATAGATAATCATAAATTTGATTTCTTCCAAGAGAATATGGGATATGATGAGTTTTGGGATAAATTTGGTGATTGGTTTGCACAAGGCGAAAGTTGTGCTTGTTTGATTGGTATTCGTACTGATGAAAGTTTGAACAGGTATAGGGCTATTATGAATAAAAAGAAAGGAATGATTAATAACTTATGTTGGACAAAGAAAAATACTGAATATGTTTATAATTGTTACCCTATTTATGATTGGAGAACTGATGATGTTTGGGTTGCAAACGCAAAGTTTGACTGGAAATATAACGAGCTTTATGATATATTTTGGAAGGCTGGTTTAACAGTAGCACAAATGAGAGTTGCAAGTCCATTTATGAGTGAAGCTAAGAGTAGTTTGAATTTATACAAGGTTATCGATTCTCACGTGTGGGCAAGACTTTGTGCAAGAGTTTCTGGAGCTAACTTTATGGCTACATATGGTAAACAGCTAAACTATCGTTCATTTTCTTTGCCAGAAGGACACACTTGGAAGAGTTTTACAAAGTTCTTGTTAGATACTTTACCTAATGAGTCTGGAGAAAATTTTAAGAAACGCTTTATTCAGTCAATTAAGTACTGGTGGAGAATAGGGCGTGGGTTGCCAGATAATGTTATTGAAGATATGAAGGAAAATAAAATAGAATTTATTGAGGGTGAAAAAACAAGGCACGGAAATAAGGATAAAACGTGTGTAAGAATGTTGCCCCCAGACCACCTTGATATGTTGAAATGTCATAATTCGGATGTTACAAGCTGGAAAAGATTTGCTATAACTATATTAAAAAATGACCATACTTGTAAATATTTAGGGTTAGCACCAACACACGAACAAGCAAAAAGACAAAGAGAAATACAAACTAAATATAAAAACATATAAAAACAAATAAGATGAAAGTAAGAACTATTAAAGAAATTGAAAACACAGAAAGAGATGTTAATTTTAAGGAGGGTAAAAGTTTGAGAATTGTATTAGCTAAAGATAATATGGGATTCTCAATACATAAAACAATAATACCAAAAGGGCAAAAAGGTCATTGGCATTATAAACATCATTTAGAATCTTGTTACTGTATAAAAGGTAGTGGAATTTTAACCAACTTAAACACAAAAGAAGTTTTTAATATAAATGTTGACACCGTATATTCTTTAGATGATAATGATAATCACACATTTGAAGCTCTTGAAGATGTTGTTTTGATAAGTGTTTTTAATCCACCAGTTACTGGAAATGAAATACACCAAAAAGATGGTAGTTATTCTATGAATAAAGCTAAAGATATTGTTTACTCAATAAGTGAATGCACAAATGATTATGATGCAATAGAAAAAGTTAATGAATTATTAATGAAAAAATAAAAAGAAATGGAAAAGTTTATGTCACCAGTCTATAACGTACTTAGAGTTCCAATAGACAAAATACAAGCAAATGATTATAACCCTAATAGTGTTGCTCCACCAGAAATGGAACTACTTGAAACATCAATTTGGGAAGATGGATATACTATGCCAGTTGTATGCTTTAGAGATGAAGAAAATGATAAATACATTGTTGTTGATGGATTCCACAGATATACAGTATTAAAAAACTCAAAAAGAATATTTGATAGAGAAGAAGGGATGCTTCCAATATCTGTAATTGATAAGGAGCTTGGCGATAGAATGGCTTCTACTATTCGACATAATAGAGCAAGAGGTTCTCACAATTTAGAACTTATGAGTACTATAGTTAGTGAATTGGTTGAGATGGGGAAGGGTGATGCTTGGATATGTAAGCACGTTGGTATGTCTCCAGATGAACTACTAAGAATGAAGCAAATAACTGGTTTAGCCTCATTATTTCAAAATAAAGATTTCTCAGATAGCTGGGATGCTGAAATGGTATGATTCAAGTTTATCATCCATATTGGAAGTGGGAATGCTATAAAAATGGTATGTGGTTAAAATCAAGTGACTATGATAATCAACTAAAAGAGGCTATCAAATTTACTGGAAACCACATACTTTATGGTAACGCAATGAATGAAGTTATTTATTCTTGGAGATACACAATAGAACACCACTTATCAAATAAATCAATTAATAGAAGAGCTTTTATTGGTCATTGTGCTGTATTTTATAAAAAATTAATACCTGAATATATTGTTAGGGATGCTTGGAAACATCTAAGCGACAAGCAAAGAACATTAGCAGACAATGAAGCAGAAAAAGCTATTAAAGAATGGGAATTATGGTACACAAAAAAGTTACAGATTATATCAAAACTTGGGAGTCAAGAGGATATAAAGAAGGGATACCAGATGAAGCTCCTTTTGAGTTAAAAGATAAAGTTCCTTCATATAAAAATATATGTATAGCTTTATTAAAAAATGATATGAATTTAACTTCATTAGGATATAAGCCAAAATATACTAAGTATTATTCTGTTTTAAAAAGAATAGAAATAGATGCCAGACCAACAAAGTATAAACAACTAAAGTTAAAAATATGAATTTACCTAAAAAAGATAAAAACGGCAATAGTTATTTAAGCTATTCACAAATATCACTATTTAAAAGAGATAAAGACGAATACTACCAAAACTATATTATAGGTAAAAAGTTTGAGGGTAATGAATATACTGATTTTGGAAGCAAGGTTGGTGAGGCTTTAGAAAAAAATGACTTTACAAGTTTTAGCGAACAAGAAAGTAATATATTAAAACAAGTTACAAGGTTAGATGAATTTGAAAGGCGTGTAATACTAAAGTATGAAGGTTTTTATATTGTCGGATATGTTGACACAAATAAAAAAGACTTAACAAGAATAATAGATTATAAAACTGGAGGATTAAAAAAGGAGTGGCAATATGTTAAACCAGAGTATACACAGCTACATATTTACGCTTTATCAATAAGGCAAGAAACTGGAATAACGCCGACCAAAGCAAGTGTTGAATTTATAAGAAGAACTGGAAATGCTTATAAAGGTCAAAAACTTAAAGTTGCAAATGAAAGTCCTACAACAATAGAAGTAGATGTTAGTATTAATAAATTAAAAAGAGTTTACTGGGAAACATTAGAAACAGCAAAACAGATAGAAAAATTTTATAAAAAAACATTATGAATTGGAAAGTATTAAAACAAACTTTAATTGCTCTTACGCTAATATTTTTAATCGGTTGGATAACTATATCGGAAAATAAAAGAAAGTCGCTTAGAAGTGAGATAAAGAGCCTTAAAAAGCACATTGAAGTATTAAAAACAATTAACAATAAAAATATATGGGCATACACAAATGTAAGGGCAGAAGAAAAATAGAGGCGCTAACAAAGCAAGAACAAATTAAACTATTAAATAATAATTCGCTTTATGAAGTTGCTGGAGTTTATAATGTATCTTATCAAACAGTTAAGACTATTTATGATAAATTATTTGAAAATAGAGATATTGGATTTGGTGATGCCGATTTAAAAAAAGAATTAATAGAAGAAAAAGATTTAATTATTCCAAAAGATATTTGGATGAAATCAAAAGAAAGACTATATTTACAAACAATTAAAAAAACAATAAATTATGAACATTAAAGGAAAATTAAGTAAAAAATTGCCAATAGAAAGTGGTACAACTAAAGCAGATAAAGAGTGGAGAAAGCAAAGTATAGTGATAGATACAGAAGCTCAATATAATCCATTAGTAGCAATATCATTTTTTGGAGATGATAAAATTAAGATGCTTGAAAAGTATAAAGAAGGGCAAAGTGTAGATGTAGGAATTAATATTTCAAGTAGAGAATTTAATGGTAAATGGTATCATTCAATTGATGGTTGGAAAATTGATAATGTTGGAGAAAGTAAACCAGCAAAATTAAATAATAGTGATGAAGATTTAGAAGATGATTTACCATTTTAAATAATATAAGCCCCACTCAAATTAATTAATTTATTATAAACTTTAAACAAGCGAGTGAGGACTCGGATTCGGTTAATAAATACTTAAAGAGTGGGGTTTTAAAAACTAAAATATGAAGATATCAATAACTGAGAATGAATTATCAACTTTAGAGCAAGAAAAAGACGGCTTTAGTTATCGTTTAAACGGAGATTTTAAAAGAAGTGGTTTTAAGACTAAGGAAGATGCAATAAAAGATGCTGAACATCATTTAAAAAAGTTTGTTTTACAAAGAATTAAAAAATAGAAAAATATGGAATTAATAAGCACAGTAATAGGTTTAATAGTATTAATAATTATACTAACCTTACCAAGTAAACTAAACAAGATTTTAACTAATCAAAAGAACTTAGATAAGAAATTAGATATTATTTCTAAAAATCAAGGTGTAATTGAGGGTAAGTTAAAAAAATAATTAGTATATTTGTATTTTATAAAACAATAAAAACGACCAAATGAAAAGCAAAATTAAATAATTAAAGCACCCTTTAGCAAGTTTCGGTTTCTTGGTCGTTACCTATGTCTTGTTGATGTGGTGCTTTATAATATACGGAATGTATGAAATTTTTAGAAAAAGATTTGGAACAAATCATTTATGAAACAGAGCCATTGGAATTATGTAAAAGAGGGATTTATTTTTTAGATGGTAAGGCTTTAAGACAATTAAGGATTGGAAATTATGGTGTTGCTGATTTAGTTTATTTTAATAGGGAATTAACAACAATGGATAATAAATTTGAACCGTTTCTTAATATAAATATAGTTGAGTTGAAAAAAGATAAGATTGGTATATCTGCTTTATTACAATCAGTAAATTATTTAAAAGGAATTAAGAGTTATATTGAACAAAGAAAACCTAAATTACATGTATCTTATAACATCACTTTAATAGGAAAAACAATAGATACATCTGGTTCTTTTATATATCTAACAGATATTATTAATGCTGGTGATTGTTTTGGGTTTAATGAATTTAATAGCTTATCAAAATTGAGTTATTATACTTATGATTATAATATTGATGGGCTGAAATTTAAATCTCATTGTAATTACACACTAAAAGATGAGGGTTTTAAATTATGAGAATTAACGGATTTACACAGATAAAAGCGTTTTATTCTTGGACTTTTAGTCATCAAGAAAAACAAATAAAACCACAACATATTAGTTTATACTTATTCTTACTTAATCAAAACAATCGTAATAATTGGATTGAGTGGTTTAAATGCCCTTTTGATTTAGCTATGACTGGTAGTTGTATTTCAAGCAAAAAAACTTATTATAAGTGCTTAAACGAGCTACAAGAGTGGAAGTTAATACAATATCAAAAAGGTAGTAATAATTGGAAAGCTCCACTAATAAAAATAGAGGTACTAAAAGACGCCTCTACTGTACCTCAAAGTGAACCTCAAGTGTTACAAGCAGACGAACCTCTACTTACCCTACTACCTACCCATATATATAAACTAATAACAGATAACATAGAACGTGTAAGTAAACATCTCCCGCAATGGATTTCTAATTTAGACGGTGAGCCTATAAAAAATGATTTAGATTCTAATGAAAAATTTTTAAGCTGGTTTAATAAAGGTAGAACTTTATATTTAGAAATACCATCAAATGTTAATAGATTAACTCAAATAGATAAATCTAATCTACATAAACTTAAAGAAAGTTATTCTAAAGAAGATTTTAATATAGCTCTACATAATATCTGTAATGATAAGTGGGCTAATGAAACTAATAACATAATGCCTAAACACTTTCTAAATGAAGATAATTTTGCTAAATATCTAAATATGGAAAAGAAGCCGTTAATATCTAAGTCTAAAAAAGTGAGGTTAGGATGGAAAATATAACAAAACAAGATAGCATAAACGAATATTTACAAGACTATCACGCTGGTAAAATATCTAAAGGCTTAGATACTGGATTATCTAAATTAGATGATTCAATAAGATTTAAAGATGGTCAATTAGTTATTATAAATGGGTTAGATAATGTTGGTAAAACAATATGGATGCTATGGTATTTTCTTTGTTTATCAATTAAACATAATCTTAAATGGTGTATTTATAGTGGAGAGAATAAAGCTGGTCAATTAGTTAGGCAATTAATACAGTTTAAGACTGGTAAGAGATTAAAAGATTTACAGTTAAGTGAAGTTTTTAGACACGAAATAGAAATAAAAGAATGGTTTACTTTTGTAGATAATTCTAACTTATACAAAACAAAAGACTTGTTTAAGATTTATAAGTCTGGAGATTTTAACGGTTGTTTAATAGACCCTTTTACTGGATTAGATAGAGAATTTACTCACGCTGCAAATTATCAGTTTTTAAATGAATGTAGAGATTTTTGTAATCAAACAAATAAAACTCTTTATGTTAATACACACGTAGTAAGTGAGGCAGCACGTAGAACTTATGGAGAGGGTCACGAATACGCTGGTTATCCATTCCCACCAAGTAAAGCACAAAGCGAGGGTGGTCAACCATTCGGTAATAGAACAGATGATTTTATTACAATTCATAGATTAGTAGGGCATCCAATTAAAAACTATATTACAGATGTTTACATAAGAAAAATAAAAGATACTGAAACTGGTGGAATGGTAACTTCAATAGAAGACCCGTTAGAATTTAATTTTAATGCTGGATTAGGTTTTACTTTAGATGGAATTAACCCATTGAGTGAAACTAAAAAAGATGATTTAGAATTAAGCAGTTTAGAAACAAATAAAGATTTTGACAATGAGTGTCCTTTCTAAAGACGATATAACTAAATTAAAAATAAACGATAGTATTCAATTTTTACAAGGTCAATTAGAACTTTATAAGATAGAATTTGCTAATACTGGAGATAATAAGTATATTGCTACAATGAACGATATTAAAAAGTCTATTGAAGTTATTGATTTTTTAGATAGGGCTTTAATGTATAGGACTAAGCAATATATAAAACTAAAAAGATAAAAACAAATAATGAAACCAATAAACAAACATCTTGTATCAATAAACACTATATTCACAATACACGAAAAGAAGTATAAGGTGATAACAATAGGTAAATTAAGAGGAACTAAAAGAGGTTGGTTTATTAGACCTTTATCTGGTGGTAGAGATTTCTTTAAAGACGCTTATGAATTAGATAAAATACTAAGAAAGCATAAGGCAGAAAATCAACATCTTTTGTATGATGTAAATTTATGAAGAAATATAAAAAAATATATATTGACTATTATGATTATTGCGAAAGTGATGTAATACTTTGTGAGATTTGTAAATCTGTTGCCGTTGATATACACCATTTAATAGCTAAAGGAATGGGTGGTAGTAAAACAAAAGATTATATTGAAAACTTAATAGCAGTTTGTAGAGATTGTCATAACAAATGCCACGCAAGTATAGAGTTTAATAGTAAAGCCAAAGAGATACATAAAAACAATTTATGAAAGTAAACATTAAACCACTATCAGTTAATCAATGTTGGCAGGGCAAAAGATATAAGACACCAAAGTATAAGGCTTATGAAACTGAATTAATGTATTTATTGCCTAATATAAAGCTACCTAAACCACCTTATGAGATAAAGTTTACATTTGGTTTCAGTAGTAAGTTAAGCGACTGGGATAACCCTATAAAACCGTTTCAAGATATACTTCAAAAGAGATATAATTTTGATGATAGAGATATATTTATAGCAGTAATTGAAAAAAAGATTGTTGCTAAAGGTAGTGAGTTTATTGAGTTTGATATAAAAAGCATAAAATAAATTAAAAAAGATTGATAAAAGTTTGTATATATAAAATATATATGTATCTTTACATTATAATTTAAAACAAACGATATGAAAAATTTAGAAACTTACAAAAAAGCAAACTTAGAAACTTTAATACCTACAACTATTAGATTAAAAGATAATAGCACTGAAATAGTAATGATACCAAAAAAAGAATTATGGTACGAAGCTACTGCTTTTAGTGGACATAAATCATCTGGTTTTAGATTGGATAAATTACAAATAGCATTAGACAATAGAGATGTAAATTATAAAACTGCTTTTTATGCGTTCATCTAAAAAGAAACTAATTGAAGTTTCAGAAATTTTTAAGTAAATAATAAATAAAGGGGAGTGAAATTCCCCTTTAAAAATATTGAACTATGAAAGACAAAACAAAAGGCAAGATACTAAACTTAAAAATAAGCTGGTGGGAAGCATTAGAAAAGCTATCTAAAGAAAAGAGTACTAATGTAACAATAGAGATAAGAGAAGCTATAAGAAAACATCTAAAATAGATTAGTTATGAGTATAGAAGAAATAAAAATACATAATTGCAATAATAATACAACAATTTTTAATACGGATGATTGGATTAAGAATGATGATTTTATAAAATTTGCTAAGTCTAAA